TTTGGTTAGAGGACTTCACAACGTTACTGTGGACGATAATGACTATTTGGCCGCTTTGGTGAATACTACTTCTGTAACTTCATACAAATCTGCCTTCGGACAACCCGTTTTATTTGAATTTCAAAATTTGACTCTCAAATACCCCAAATCGCTACCTGGAAAATGTTCACTACCTTGCATAGTTAGTAATGCCGGATCGTCCTATAAATCCCAATTCATTTTCGGGATTCACGTGGCTGGAAACGATAAGGTAGGCACTGGTGTATCTACTTTCGTGTCCAGTTCGTGGATTACTAAAGCTAAGAGTCAACTTGCGGCGAAAAACTCTCTGGTGATGCGACCTTTAGGAGTTATGGCACCACATATGTACGAATTTGATGGTGTGCCCAATAGATGTCAGCTTTTTTCAGAGTCTAGTGTACCTATTCCTTGTTCTTTTGTGGGCACTATTGGATCTTTGAGAAATAAACCCAAGTCCTCTGTTTTACGTACTGTTTTCCATAAGGATTTGGATGATTTGTTCGAAGAGAAATTGACAATTCCAGACCTGGGGAATCGCGGGTACGTGACCCCCGAGGGAGTTTGGACATCACCTGTCACTCATTACATCAATTACTTTGATACGATGCCAAATCTCATTAGATACGATTTGCTTGAAGAAGCCTATTTAGATTTTATGTTTGGTAGACCGAAAGGCAATGCTGTTCCTTTGTCGGTAGAACAAGCCGTGAAAGGTATAGAAGGTCATCCGTTGATAAAGAAGATGAATTTGACCACCTCGATTGGTTCTTGGAGAGAAATCATCAAAGATAAGAAAGAGGTTATATCATTGGAGCACATCAACTCTGATTTGTTAAATGAGATTATGACCTTCCTTGAGGTGCGTGACGCTGGTTTTATGATAGCCAATTTCGGCGAAATTAATTGGAAGGACGAACCGATAAAGATTCTGAAAAATATTCTTTTAAAGTTCAGGCCTTTCGTGAATATGGAGAAATGGGTGTTGGTTACGGCGAGAATGTTCCTGTTGCCAATAATAGCACACATGTATGAAAACAAAGAGTTTTTCGAAGCATATGGAGCCTTCAACCCCGCTTCTCCCGATTTTGGAGATCTAGTTGATAGAATGATTAACCTGCTCCAG